GTGTTGTTGCAAACAATATCACAATCTTCTCAATGAGATTGCTTGATTATCTTGGTGTTGATTGGTTTCCTATCATCACATGGGCTTCAGATGTAGATAGAACAGATATATGGTCAGATGGTGTTGCAGACATTGTTCGTGTACCAAATAAGGTGCTTAATGCTTGGTTTTCACAGCTTGTTGAGAATAGAACACTTCGCAATCTTGGTATGTACTTCTATGACGCAACTCTTGATGAAACATGGGTCCCACAGACTTATGATCCTGTCGCTTGGGGTTGGTATGGTGTAGCCGGAGATCCTAATAAGACAGTAAAGAGAATGGATATTCCTGATCTTTCAGAGTCTCTTGATGAAATGCAATATATTGTGAGTACAGTTGAAAGGGCAACAGCTTCTACTGCAATTGAAAAAGGTGTATCACAAGCAGGTGATATGACTCTTGGTGAAATTAAGATCATCACAGCAAATGCAAATGAAAGAATCACTGACTCAACAAAGTTCAGAAAACTTGCAAGACTAGAACTTGGAGAGAAGTTTGAGGACCTTGTACTTGCAAATAAAGATATTCTTAAGCCTATTAAGAGATATAAGAAAGGATTTGATGGCAAGGTATATTCTTCTGTCATAGATCCTTCAAAGTTCAATGAGAAAGAAGGCTTTGATGTAGAGCCATTTATCTTATCAGACAAGAAAGCAAAAGATCTTGCTAACATTCAGAAAATGCAAGGTGTACTTTCAATGTTCCCACAAAACACTCCACTTAAAACCATTGTTCAAAAGAGAGCATTGTCTATCATAGATGATCTTACTCCTGAAGAGAAAGATGAGATCATCAACTTCCAAAAGATGATTGATGAGAGGGCTATGAATGCAAACAATCAAAAGCCAACAGAGACACTTAGTCCGGTCCAACAATTACAAACCTTAACACAATAAAACTATGTTTGACGACATACTAAAACAATCAGGCATTGATCCTTCAACACTTAATGGTGAAGAAATGAAGGTGCTTGAAGGGTGGGCAGAAATGTATAAGACAAAAAGTCTTACTCTTGAAGATATAAAAGGATTCATAAATAACAGTATTGATGTTATCTCTCGTGAACTTGCCGGTGTAAAGCCACCGGACAGTATTGTTTCTTATCTCTTTCGGAAGAGAAGGGAAACATATCTCAAAGCAAGACTCTATAACTGGATCTTGTTAAGAGATTTTATAAACACGCCTGATAAGATATTGTCTTCATTACAGAGGTCAATATCTGCTAAGAAGGCAATAATCAACAAACCATAAATGGACATTTCTAAAATGAAAAGACCTGCAAAGGCAAAGAAAGTGAATCCAATTGCAAGTAAGGTTGCTGTTAAGAAAGTAGGTGCAGTTGCGAAAGCAAAGCCTACAACAGCAAAGAAAGTTGCAAAGATGACAAACCACATGGGCAAGAAAGGTTGTTAGGTCGTATTATCAAAAACTAATTTATATATTTCTATGGACCCAAAATCACAAGAAGTGTTAGAAGCAATCTGCTTAAAAGAGATTGACGCACTACAAGAAACTGAAATCGGATTCTTGAAGGCTCGTTCTTCATACTTATCAGATGAAATGAAAGACAAGTTCTCCTCAATTCTTTCTGATGGTGAAGAAACTTCATCAAAGAAAAAGTCAAAGAAAAGTGAATAACTTTATATTGACATTTAGTAATCGTGCTATAATAAAGTAAATAATTATGTCAAACTACTCAAAAGAGTAACGACAGAGAATGTATGGCAAATCCTACACAAACCACAAACGAAGAAAAAATTGATCAAGTAACTTCATTACTTCCAAAAGAAGATGAAACCTTAAAATCAGAGGAGAAAGATCCTACTCCTTCTTCAGAAAAGGACAAAGCAGGTGAAGATAAACCTGAAGTATCTGAAAAGAAACCTGATGATACACAACCGGAAGTTGATCCTGAAAAGGAAAAACAACCTGAAGTAGATCACAAGAAAAAGTTCAGAGAGTCTTCTAGTGAAGCAAATCGTCTACTTTCAGTAGCGAGAACGCAACACGAAATTATCAAGACCTTTACAACAGAAGACAATGTTACTGAAGAAGACATGAAGCAGATCTATGAAGATTATGATGAAATGTCTCCGGCAGAACAAAATCGTTGGAAAAGACTTGAGATGGAAACTCGTCGCAACAATCGTATTTTGGCAGAACAAAAGAAGCGTGAATTATCTGAAGCAAAAGATAAAGCAATAACCTTGCTTATCACATCTAATCCTTTATTGGAAAAGAATGCAGAAGAATTCAAGAAGTTCATTGCTCTCCCTGAAAATGATCTTGTAGACGCAAGTACACTCGCAAAGTCATTCCTTTATGATCTCCAAGATCAAGATCCTGTTCTTCCTTCTGAAACAATTCCTAAGAGAGACGAGCCTACAATGGAGCGTGGATCAGCAAGTAGAGGAGAAAAACCTCAATTGCCAAATCAGGAAAAGAAACCGGAAGAGATGAATGATGATGAACTTGCAGATCTTATGATACGCAACCCAAAGTCATATATGGACCATGTTCAGAAGATGGCAAAAGGTAAAAAGCGTTAGTCTCACTGTTGAAAGGGTCGCAACTTAATGAATCTAACTTAACCCCTTTCTATGGCTAATTTCGGAACAACAACCGGACAGAAGTTTGCGAAGAATGCACTTATGGTGTACTTCCAAAATGCTGTCGCCCCTGAAATCACAAATCAGGATTACGAAGGAGAAGTTCGTGGTGGTGGTAGCGATCGTGTAAACATCCTTACCTTCTCTTCACTTACTCTCAAGAGTTATACAGGATCAGCAATGACTCCTGATACTCCTGCAGAATCATCTGCACAACTTATCGTGAATCAAAAGAAGGCTTACTATTTCCAAATAGAAGGCTTTGCAAAGTTCACTTCTTATGTTGAAAACCCAGAATCAACACTTATTAAGACAGCAGGTCTTCAACTTGCAGAGAATGTGGATTCCTATGTTCTCGGTCTTTATGCAGATGTTGCTTCAGGTAATCGTGTAGGTACTGACTACACAACTGGAACTGTTGAAGTTACAGTTACAACTGGTGCTGTTACAGGATCAGGAACTACTTTCACATCAGCAATGGTGGGTCTTGGTTTCAAGGCTACTGGTCATACAGCATGGTATCGTATCAAGACTTACACTTCAGGAACAGCAATTGTTATTGAAGATGATAAGGATGACGCAACTTCAGCGTACACAGGTGGAGCTATCTCTGCAGGTGCTACATACACTATTGAAGCGTCAACAAAAGTTCAAGTTACTTCTGCAACTATCTATGGTTACATAGCTAGTCTTAAGACTAAACTTGATCAAGCTAAGGTTCCTACAACTGATCGTGCCTTAATTGTTCCTGCAGATGTTGCGAATGTACTTGTACAATCAACACAACTTATCCCTGCTGTTGCAGTTGCTTACGATCAAGTGGTAACTAATGGTCTTCTTGGAACTATTCTTGGTTTCAAGGTGTATCAGACAGAACAAGTAGCAGGAAATAACACTTCAGGTTACTATGTTCTCGCTGTTCACAAATCATGGTGTACTCTTGCTATGGCTATGACCAAAGCAGAAGTAGAGCCATTTATCGGTGGAGATGGTCAAAACTTCAAGGGCTTCTTGTACTATGGTGCGAAAGTCGTTGATGAAAGACGCAAAGCCGGTGCTTATCTATACTGTTACAGATAACCTCTAGGGGTTAGTCCAGTAATGGTCTGATCACTATCCTGAAGCAATTCAGGATAGGAATCAGATCGGTACTAATAATAAACGATCTGAACACAATTTTATGAACAAAGAATTACTACAACCTTACGGAAGAGTTACATACCAACTCTTTGACAAAAATGGTAAAGCAAAGAAGCTGTTTCAGGAGAATGCACTTTTTCGCTTCCTTATAAAAGCAAATATCGTTTCTCCTACATTTATTAAGATCCCTGTTCTTCTTGGATCATGGGTTGATATGAAAGTATCTCCAAACCTTGTTGTAACAGCAGGTAAAGCACTTGTTGCACAGCGTCTTGGTGGTCTAGGTGGGGCTTCTGCTGTATCTCACATTGCTGTTGGTACAGGAACAACTTCACCGGCTTCAGGAGATACAACTCTTCAAACAGAACTTGCTTCTTCAGGTCTTACTCGTGCTTCTGCAACTGTTACAAATACAACTGTTACAGTTACAAATGACACTTGTCAGGCTACTACAACCTTTACTGTAACAGGTACACAAGCAGTTACAGAATCAGGGTTGTTCAATGCTTCTTCAGGTGGAACACTTCTATGTCGCCAAACTTTCTCTGCAATCAATGTGGTGAGTGGCGATACACTTCAAGTTACTTGGAAGGTTACAATGGCATAAATTGTGTTCAGACTACATCTACAAGCGATTGTAGGTGTTGATGTGGACATGATTATTCTATGGCATTATTCTCAAAAATAACTTCAAAACCTATAACAAGAAAAGAATATCATTATGAAAGTAAGGGTATTGTCCTTAATTTTACATTAAGGCAGGATCAACAAGATGAAATGTGTCATTTCAAAGAATTACTAAAGGTCGCTCTTGCAGATGTGGAGAAGGATATTAAGAATACTAAAAAATAATTATGGCAGGATACTTCGCAGAACTAAAAAATAATATAGTACAAAGAGTTGTGAGTGCTACTG